ATTGCCAGTAAAAAATGAGCCCAAAAAGATTGAATCAGGCGGATTGATCGATGATGCGTTATATTTTGAAAAGCCAGATCCTAAAGCGACTGAATTTGAACTGTTCCTCTACCCGAGAACATTTACGGAGAGAAAGTCACTGCATTTCAAATTCAAAATAGACTAATCTAAAAACGATTGATTTTACCAACCTCAAACAGCGCCAGTGATTTGTCTGTGAATTGCCCGCCGAATTCGGTACAGCCTTCATTGATCACTTCCAATGGATTCGGAAAGCAAAACGGCGCTGCCTGCAGGTTGACTGGTCGCCAGTCTCCCGTCTGAATGTCTCTGTTCTCACGTCCTGGGAACGTCGTCGTTAAAAGGTATTTTGCCCCGCTCGCCTTTATATTCTCCACAGCTGCGAAAATTGCCGCGTATGAGAGATGCACAAAGCAGTCTCGGGTTAAGACCAGGTCGACCGATGGGAGTTTGGACGATGTAATATCAAGCACGCGGAAGTCGTGACCGTACGTTGTTGAATTCCGTTTAATGATCGCTTCCACAATGTCACCGCCGATGTAATCGATTCTCAGGGGAATGTGACTCAGCCAATGGAAGTCACCGCATGGCAGGTCAAGCAGGCTTTTAATGCCGTAGCCTTGAATCAGCCTGGGAAGACTCTCACGAATAGCTTGAGTTTGTTCCAGCGTGGATCCAGTGCCGGAAACACTTTCACTGCCATTCCAGCCGTTTGTTTCGTGAATTATTTCAAACGTGTTTTTCATCCACAGCGCGAAGTCATCACTGAAATGGCTTTCAACAAGACACCTTGATTCGTCGGTCCACTGAATCCGTTGTTTTACTATGTCGTATTCCGCCTGATCTCGCGAAACATTTAAACGGGGGATTTCCGGCGCCGGATCCTCCACAAATGGAAGTTGCAACACATCATCCTGCAGATGGTCTGTGCGGATAATGTAGTCGGCCTGACTGGCGTACGTCACTTGCTTTTCAATCCAGTCGATGCGCTGGCGTGTGAATTCACCAAACGACAGCCCCACTCCCATTTGCAAATTCTGGTACAGGTAAAACGATTCCCAGCGCTCAAACGGCTCACGAATGCTTGTGATAACCTGATAACCTCGACATTCATCAGGGATCGCGAAACGATGACGTTCTACGATGTTTGTCCCAGGGATCATTAAATCAGGGTTTCCGTAATACTCGAATCCGTAATGCTCAATCAGCCATTGACTAATCGCAATTCCTGCACACTTTCCCGCGTGAATAAAAACAAATTGCAAATCATGATTGACCAACATTGCGTTTCCCCCGGATCACAGATTCATACTTCGCGACCAGTCGACCAGGGGAGAATAGATTCCAAGCCAGTCGGCGGGCTCGTTCCGTTCGTTCATCCCCTTCCAGCGCCGCCAAAACAGCGTTTTTCAACCACAATTCAGTTGGTTCAACAGGAACGCCGTAAACCAGTTGACCATGCTCCCGTTCCAGTTCTGGTATCATGCCAGTCGGAGTTGAAACCACCGGGCATCCGGCCAGCCAGGCTTCAGCAACCACCAACGGCCCGCCTTCATAATTAGCGGCGGCCACAATGCAATCCAGGGCGGCTAAAACCGTTCCCACATCTTCAACGCGGGGAATGAATGTCACCCGGTCACCACAGAGCGTTTTGACTTCCGGAATAATCTTTTCCGACTCCCAGCCCTCACCCACATAAACGGCGTGATAGTCTTCCCCCAGGGCGGCCACTGCGCGCGCCGTCGCCAGCGGGTTTTTGTCACCGGCCAATCGTCCGATATAACCGATGGCCTTTTTGCCCGGCTTGAGCCCCCATTCCCGCCGCACCTCTTGCCGATCACGGGATGGCGCACATCGCGTGAAATCCAGACCGTTGTAAATCACCGTGACAGGCTCCTGTGTGGCGTCCAGATAGCATTTACTGGCCGCCTCTGATACAGAAACCGGAATAATCGTAGAAGCGTGTGAGAGGGTTACAGACAGATTTCTACGCGTCCACACGCATTCGCCATGAGAGACCACCAGCATGGGTTTCGTTTTCCAGTTCACCGCGTTGATTTCGGGAGTGCTTTCAACATAACCCCATAGATTAACCACGTCCGACTGATCAAACACCGCCTGGCAAGCATTCGGAACGATGGTCACCAGCCCTTCAAATTTTGGATCGTCAACCGTGCAATAAATCGGGCAATGTTTCAAAATACGCCGCGCGGTTTCGATATCAAAAACGCCGGCGTCTTTAATCGCCACCCCTGACCATTCGAACCCGTGATCTACCTGGGCATCCATCATTGTCAAAAAAAGACGCGTAACGCCGCCCATAGCCATATTCGGCCAGCAAAACCCCAGCCGGATGGTTTCACCGATCACCAGCGGCGCCGGATCTGTCTTGGGAACGTTGCCCCACCCAGCACAGGTGTCACGGTTTTTGACTAACCGTCGCACTTCTTCACCGTGTTTTTCACAGAAGTAATTCCGCTTATACTTCCTTCCTGTCTTCGGGTTGATTAACGTGCAAGCTTCACAGAGTCGCTGTTTCTCTTTGGTGCTGATCATTTCTTGGTGTGTCTCACGTCCAGGTAAGGAGGGGCATAGTAAATGTCTAAACTCTGTTTGAAGCCAACGGGGAAAAATGGCCCGGTGTGACTTCTGAGAACGCCATCGGCGTGGGTTGGGAAATTCTCTGGCCACTGGTAATCGCTGGGTAATGTGTTGACGTTGTAGCCACCCCACAAGGCAGGAAGGGTTGGTATTTCTCGCGCCCAACGGACCGTTGATTTCGACAGACAATCATAATCATCGGGCGGGTAATAGGTGTGACGTGTACGCGCCGCGTTGCCATAGCCTTCTATAGGGTCAACGTTTGCAGGACCACCGAAAATATTTATTTGCTCACCACCACGCGCTAAATTGAACCAACCCGTTTCGCTTGTATCTTCGTCGTAATCTAAAATATAAGCCTGAGCGGATTGAACAATTGTTAAATCAACCTGCCAGCTTCCAGGTGTGATCAAATCCCCGCTAGACTCATCCACTTCGGCTGGAAACCAGCTGATCAATATGGTGTGACTACGACTAAATATATTCCAGCCGTCGTAGCCTGCATCATGCTGCTGCCATTCGAAATCTTGGACAAACGCCCCATAATCGGCAGGAGTTTCACCTACAACAAACAAACCAGTGTTTTCACTAATTCCGGGTCCGTCAAATTTGCACGGCGAATCGGCCTGGATTTCGTTGTCGAAATTTGACAGACGGTTCGGAGCGTTCGTCACAAGAGGTGAAGCCGTTGCAATCCCATTAACGGACAGAGTCAATGGGTCCATATAAAACCATTGTAGATATTTCGGGATGGATATTTCCCATTGCAGACCGGCGTTAACGATCTTTGCCCCACATCTGCTGCAGGGGAACCGCTTCCGCGGACACGGTTTCTTAATCAGTGAATATGAGCAATCTTTGTGTCCCATTATAAATTCGGTGTCCCGTCCCCGTTATAGTCACGACATTCCAACGCCTGGACCACGTAGCCCTGTCCAATAAACCAAATCGCGTTACCGAATGTACCGGCTGCCACTGCATCGTTGATGGTCTCGTCATCCCCGTCCCACTTGCCATACTGGGGAATATGAAAATAGACTTCACTTGTTTTCCTGCTGTCCGCGTAGTCATCCTTCAAGACGTGAACTTGAAATTCTGCATCTTCCGGTCTGATCGCTTCCAGCAAATTGAATGTTTTCCCTGAGAGGTTCCCGGCAAATTCGATCAGCCAGCGCCCCGGCCAGATAGTGACATTCAAATTCTTAGCACCGATTCCGTGAATGGCTCCGATTTTTTCAGCAAGATATTCGGTAGTTAAAACATCCTCATTCAGGCTGATCGGATCTGTTTTGTTTCCATCCAGCATCAAAGTAATTTCGGCATTGACCGCATCGCCGACAAAAGAAATGAGTTGCTTGTCGTTGCCGTCTCCGTCCCAGTGAGTGAGCGCCACCGGAACCGGTTTGTAACCATCCACCATCACGGTATACTCCGAACCTGCTGTGTGTTCAGAGTAAAAGTCAGTGGGACGCGTTCGAATAATGTAAGTGCTGTAAGGCTCCAAAGTCACAAATCGTATCGGAGGCCGCACCCCCTCTGTCTTGAGATGCATCTGGTCTGGCAGTCGTTCAAACTGCTGCTTGTGCGATTCGACAACTTGTTCCAGCTGTTGTTTGAAAGGACCCGTAACTTGATAATTATTCCAGCGTTGTGTCATAGCGTCGTCTCACCCCCGATGGTTGTACGATCAGAAATGATAGTGCCGTCAGTTTTTATCAGCTCTGCAATGGTCACATCACTGCCGATCCTGAGTTCACCACTGCGCTGAGTCACTTTCTTGAAGTACCCGGCCTGCTTTGGTAATGCACCAACACCAACCTCACCACCCAATATCAACAGTTCTGCTGTGTTGACAGAATTTGTCCCCTTTAGCTGAACTGCTGGTTCGCCGTCTGCACCAGAACCGGAATCATGAACTTCAATCAGTGGGTTACTGCCGGCAACTATTTCAATAAAGGTTCGGCTCGAACTTTGACCGTTATCACCCAGTCCAATAGCGATTTTAGCCGCATCGAGTTTCAACAGTCGATCGCGATACTCGTAATAGCTGTCGTTTCGACGTGGCAATCCGATCTGAGTTTCAAACTGGTACGTCTCAACACGATTCAGTGTGACCGCGCTTTGATCCAAACCGTACAAAATGTCGTCACCGTCATAGATCACCACGTCATCAGTGTCGGTTGGTACGGTGTTTGTGTCCCAGTTTGCGGCTGTGTTCCAATCATTGGGGCCTTCATTGGCAGAAACGGTGATGTAACTCACTTTGGTTTGCGTTGTCTTGATCTCCACTGAAGGCAAACCGCCGCCAGTTACAGATTCGGTGACGATACCAAAGATGACTTCGATTTCAGTCAGGTCTTCACCGCTCAAGGCATTAGCAAAGGTAATCACAACATCGATACCAGGCAGAGCACCGCCACTACAGGAAACGTTACCAGCGCCGATACTGGGAAGCCCTTCCAAAGCGGTTTCTATTTCGGCGGCAGTAGAGTTGTAATCAAGCAGGTCCGTATCATGCCCGCCGTAGCTCAAACCGAATGTCCCAGAGCCGGGGCCACCGGAGATACTGAGCGTCTGGACTTCACCAGTTCCCGACGATCCTGTGTAGCCAGTCCAGACCTGCAGATTCAGATCGGAATCAACGCTTTTCGACGTGGTGATCGTAAAGCCGGTTGCCTGATTGGAGAGGTCACCGATAAATTCAATGACGAAACCGCCACCGAATTTAAAGCCTTGCCCCTCTCCTAACTCGTAAACGGCAACATTGCCAGCGCCGATGGCGGCAATCCCTTCAATGGCCGTTTTTAAATCGGCTCCACTGATCGTCGGGGAAAGATCATCCGTGCCGTTGCCATCAACCAAAAGTTTCCACGATCCGGCACCGTCGCCATAATCATAGCTGTCACCAAAATACAGCGTTTGACTAACAAACCCACTGTAGGTTCCGCCCGTCAAATTCGTGCTGTCAACGTCAACAACAAGTCCAGTTTGACCTGATGCACTATCGACTTGCCAATAACCGCCGCCGCCATCGCTAAATTTGTCGTCGCCAGCCGGATTACTGCCAAAAATGTGAGCGATGAATATACGATAATCCAGGTTGGAACCCCAACTCACCGTGGCCGCATCAATCAATTCCTGTAATTCGGCTACAGTGACATCGAAGGGAATATCTGTGAGGGTGACGAGATCCTCTAGTGAATTACTGATTGTCAGGTCCCAGGTTCCACCGGTCACGGAATTATCACCACTGATCGAAAGCCGCCCGTTCTGGTTGCTGTTATCAGCCAGGCCAGCCTGAATAATGTGGCGCTCATTCGATCCGCCGCCGCCCGGCGTGGTTTCGCTGATTGATGCGGCCAGCTTACCAGTCAGGTTCGTTCCGTCGATCGCAATCAATGAAACGTCGGTCCCTCTAAGGTCACCGATGAATTCCACCGTCCAGGGACCACCTGCCGAACCAGTAACAGAGACATTGCCGGCACCAATGGTGCTCAGTCCCTCCAGGGCAGATTGAAACGTTGCTGCACTCGCATTATAGGCAATGTTCCCCGTTGTCTGTCCGTCGAAGGACGCCGTAAACGTACCGCCTGAAGCACTGGCCAGCGTAATGATCTGTTCTTCGTTGATTCCATTCAACAGCGTGTCGTCTGCAATCAGAAGGGCAACATCAGTATCAGCCAGATCACCAGTGAATTCGATCGTCCACGGACCACCATCAGAACCACTCACAGAGACGTCACCGGGATCAATATTAGAAAGACCCTCAAGAGCAGATTGAACGGTTGCCGCTGATGCATCAAGGGCAATGTTGCCGGTCACCTGCCCGTCGAATTCCAGCGTAAACGTGCCTCCTGAGGGGCTGCCCAGTATGGTGACTGTTTGAATTTCATTTGTGTCATCACCGATCAGGATTGTGACGAAAAACGGTTTTCCCGCTTCTTCGGCCGTCAGGTTGAAACTGCCATCTCCGTTGTCGGTTGCTGTGATTTCCGCGAATTCAGGGATTAAAGAATTCTCCCAGAGATCCACAAAAGCGGCTGCGACACCAGCTCGCAATGGACCATCAGGAAAAGGATAAGTTATCTTTTTCAGGCCGATCATGGCTTTCATGGTCTGACCAGATTCAATGTCTGCCGGAAGTGTGTATTTTCGGTCCTGTGCAACTGCAGGAGCGCCGCCAATCCAAATATGTTTTACACCCATTGTTTCACCTATTTAAATGGTAGTTTTGAAAAATCAGTCTGTATGTCATCTTCGAATCGAAGCAAGTGAAGTCGTGAAAGATCAAATTTGCCTTTGCGGTCTGGCTTCAATTCGATCCTTGCCCCAAATTCGTCGAGGAATTCCGGTTCTGTGGGGTATTCAGCAGGTGTACCAATCACGATGCGTCTTTTCAGTTTTTGATACACCTTGCTGTTTTCGATCGTGATATCACCAGGATCTGTTCCCGGGGGGATGAATTTTTTCCCGGTATCAACTTTGACAATTTCGTTGAACCCCATGCTGAAACGAATGTCGTCAAACGTTCGCGGATCATGGCGGATTCGGAAGGTCAGCGGGTAGTACCAATACCCATTTTCATATTCCAGGTCAGGTGCCCCTATTCCTTCCACTCTTAATGTCCGTTTTGGGAATCGCCGCTTTCGAATCGTGATCGCGTTTTTATTGGTTGTTCCGTCGTAGTCCCATAACCAGCCGGGATACGCGGTAACGTTTTTCTGAACTGTGATGTCCAGGAAGGGAACACGGCGATAGCCGATGATTAAATCACCGGCTGTATTCAAACGCGGTTTTCCTTCACCATCGAAATAAGTTGGCACCATTTCGGGGGAACTGGTGATGTCAATTTTCGCCGGTCGTTTGAGGGGATTCGGATCTTCCTTGGGGTTCTTGATATCAGTGGAATACGTGATCGTCACATCAAAGTCTGCTGTGTCATCGACGCGTTGAAAGCCCCTGGAAACGACATGTGCGGCTTTATCCTTTTTGTGAGTATCACCAAGCTGAGGGCATTTCGAATAGTTCCGGATTACGATAGGGTCGACGTCGACCGATGCCAGAGAGCATGCATAAATTTCGGTATAATTTCGCTCCGGACCTTCCTTGTCGTCGTACCGATCTTCAAACGCCAGGTCAAAACTCTGAATTAATTGCGCCACCTCATCCGCTCCTTACCACTTTAAACTGCTGACCGTTCTGGACAGCTGTCAGAATCCGTTTCAGGGTTGACAGCTGGTCATTCTGCACACTGTCTTCCCCGCTCATGTTGATTAGATTTGCGAGTGTCTCAAGCCCTTCTTTGGTTCGCAGATCGCCGGAACCGCCGCTGATGGCTTTCCCCGCTTTTGCGACTGCACCATTGGGACCTGTTGCCGCTGATGCCGCCGCCGCGGCTTCCGCTGCCTGTTTCTGCTTCTCTTCAGAACTGGTAGCAGCTGCCGCGCTCTCTTTATTAAGCAGGTCTTTTAATTCCTGCTGAACAACTATCATGGCATCGGCTGCTTTTTTCTGTGATTTTTCAAGTTCCTTCTGCCGAGCATCCTGACGTTGCTGGGACATCTCAGCAATTGTCCCGCGCGAACCCTGACGGCCCTGACGGATGCTTTGCAGTTTGTCCTGTGCCCGCTGGCCGCGATCGGCAATGCTGGCATCCCGGGCGTTGTCGATCTCACCAGAGGTTTTATAAGCCCCCGTGAACTCTTTCGCCTTGAATTGAAACTCACCCGTACTGGGAAGCACATCCATCATTGCCGGGCTGAGAACTTTAATCGCATTCATCACATGACCGAGGCCATTGATAATGCTGCCACCAACGACAGACCAGACTTTCTGGACTCCACTCATGACTGTGTCCCAAGAATCACCAATGAACTGAGTCAATGTAGTCCAGGTCTCTTGGATTCTCGCCCAGGAATCGATGAAGTAACCTGAAGCTTCGTCGATTGCCCCGTACCAGATATCGAGGAAGAACGTTTTCCATTCGCTGAGTTTCGAATTGATGGCGTTCATTCCGGTCAGCCAGACAACTTCCAGTGACTTCCACAGAATGTTGCCGGCCTTTTCAAAGTCACCAGCCAGCATGGCATCCTTGATACCTGCGAAGACTTCCCCGGCAATCTCAGCCAGGCTGCCGAACTTTTCAGAGAGAAAGGAAACGGTTTTTCCACCGATTCCCGTGAAATAAACCAAGGCAGCGGCGCCGCCCAGGACGGCGGCGGTAATAAGCCCGAAGGGAGAGACCAGGAAGCTTAAAACCGTACCCGCCACCCCGAGCATTGTAACTAGTCCACCGATGGCGAAACTGGCGACCGATGCCGCCAGTCCCAATGTGAGGAAAGCACCACCGGCAGCAATTAAACCAGCGGCTACGAGGGACGCTGTGACGACAACACCTTTGTTCGCGACAATCCATTCAGATGTTTTTGCCGCTACTTTAGACATCACGGAAAGCATGTCCCGCAGCGGGGTTTTCAGATCTTCAATCAGTGCGATCGCCACTCCCTCGACGGCAGACATGAACATTCGCCACGAGCCGCCCAGGTTATCATCCATGACCTCAGCCATGGTTTTTGCCGCCCCCTCTGCCTTTGCCATTTTATCGCGCATCTGATCGACGCCGATATTGAGCCGAGAGAGAATCAGGGCTGACTTTGCGCTACGTTCCCCGAACAACTCCATGAACAGAGCCAGGCGTTTATCCTGGGCCATACCCTGTGTGGCGCGTCCCATGTCCTGCATCACATCCAACAAGGGCCGCATATTGCCGGCAGCGTCTGAGGTGCTGACGCCCAGCTTCGCAAAGGCGTCTTTCCCAGACGCCATTTTTGAGAGAATGTTTTTCAGGTCCGTCCCTGCCGTGCTCGCTTTAACAGAACTGTTTGCAAGCAGACCAATTGAGGCGGACATCTCTTCCAGGCTTTGCCCGGCAGCATGCGCAACGGGAGCGACATACTTAAATGTTTCCCCCATCATCTCAACAGTTGTGTTCGCACTGGTTGCAGTGGTGGCGATCACATCAGCCAATCGCCCGATCTGGTCTGCCGACATGTCGAATGCCGTGCCGACATCAGAGGCGATATCCGCCGCCACCCCCAAATCCAGCGCACCGGCCCGCGCAAGATTCAAAACCGCTGGAATACCGGCAATAATCTCTTTGGTATCAAAGCCGGCCATACCGAGGAACTTCATGCCCTCGGCTACCTGGCTGGCTGAGAATGATGTTGAACTTCCCAGGTCTTTCGCAACCTGGTTCAAATCTGCGAAATCTTCTGCAGATGCCTGGGTGACGGCCCGGACGGCAGACATCTGATCTGCGAAACTCGCATAAACTGGAAGGGCTGCAACAATGGGGGCCATCATGGCTATTCCGGATGCTGCCAGCCCCATTCCCATTTTTCTGGAAAACGTACTGAACGAATCCAGCTGCTTGCGTGCAGATGCCAGGCCTTTGCGCAAAGCGGAATCCTTCGTGAAGATTTCCACGAAGGCCTTTCCCGCTCTAATTGCCCCAGCACTACCCGCCATAGAATTGACCAAACACCTTATCGAATTCTGCGATTACTTCCTTCCCGGTTCGCGGCTGCCGCCGTTTCGGCTTGCCTTTAAACTCCTGTTCTTTGAACCATTTGTTCTTAGGCTTCCAGGAAGCGATGTTGTAAACAGTGGCCATGACCGACCGTAACTGATAGCCGTCGTAGTCACACTTTCCTTCATTCATCCACAGCAGTTGGCGTAAGGTCAGGGGCCAGAAATCAGTTATTCCGATTCCGAGGACACCGACGATGCGCCAGACTGTCTCCCACGCATCTGCTCTCTGAGTTTTGCGTCCATCTCCGGACTGTCGATGCTCGCTTCCACTTTCTGAAGCGCTTGCTCCATCCGCTCTTCCTGCAGCGCCATCGACTTCCCGTAAAGCTTCTTCAGTTGCGCCCTCAGGCGCGTCGGGAAAAAATCAATCACCGCCTCCATAAACGCCTGGTAGGCTTCCTCTGCCTTCTCCTGGTCCAATGCGGAAAACAGATCATCAACCGTCAGCCCTTCCTTTTCCGGTTTTGATAATGTGTAGATGATCTGCCCCAACTTGAACGGGTCATCGCCCAGGCTGGCCATGAAGAACATTGCCTCTTTCGGTTCTTTTAGATGCGAAAGCAGGTCGATATCCAGTTCCTGTTTCAACTTGTGAGCCGTTCCGAAATTTACGGCAATGTTCCACTTTTCTCCCCTCGTATCAGTAAAACTTGACACCCTGATCTCTCCTTTTAGAAGTGCTGATTTAAAAACGCCTCAACGGCTGGTCTATTTCGACTCAGTCGCTTTTGGTGGTTCTGGTTTTCCCTTTGGGGCTTGTTCAGTCGATTCTGGCTCCTGATCCACTGGATCATATTCCTTGGGATCTTTGGGCTTGACCGCCTTCACTTTGAATGGAACTCGTTTTCCATCCACCCACACAAATTGCTCTTTAACTTCTCCCAGTTTCATGGCATTCCTTTCGATATTGTTTTCCGATTCAAAGAAACCCGATTCATGATAGAATCAAAAAAATTACTAAGCTGTGATTTCAACGCGAGCCGGATCGTCAGTCGCCTGAGATGCTGGTTTCAGAGTGACATCAAACGACATGTCTTCCTCCAGGGCCTGGCTTTCCGGGAAGTCAGAAACAACAGCGTCTAATTGCCAGCCCTCGCTCCCAACCGTAGCGATCGGCCCTGACATCACCGCCACACCGATCACGGTCTTGTTGATGTGGGCATCACGCAGCATTTCAAAGCCGGCATCGCCAGCTCGATACGTCGCTGTGAATGTCACTTCGAGAACACCTTGCCCCAGCGTTGTTCGCTCATGGGTATGTTTCCGGATTTTGCGTTGTGACTGGTTCCAGGCATGGGCAACATTGACGTCACCTACATCCTCATACTGCGTCCAGGTCCCTTGATCGACACCAGCTGGGTCGAGATATAGGGCACATTCTAAACCTGTCGTCATTGAATTAATCTCCTATTTTGTCTTGCCAATAATCGTCCAGTTGAGGCGCTGCATCTTCGAGCGATGGTCTGGCAAAGGGACGCGCCGCAATCCGTTTGCCATTTGAAATGCCGCCGTATTCGAGTACATCCGCAATCCCTGACTGAGCCCTCTTTGGACCAGCTATTGCATCGTTATCTTTGGTGACTGCAAATTTCACCAAATGTTTCAACGGTGATTCTTTGTAAGTCAACCGGGGAGGTTCATCAGGATCTGATGATTTCAGAGGCCGTTTGGGTTTTGGTAGACCGAGCCGTTTTGCCTCTTCAACTTTCGCCTGATAAATTTCCTTTTCTTCTTCAGACATTTCGCTCACACGCTTCATGCGAGCCTTTTTGAACTTCCGCTTTATGATCGTTTTGAGCAGACCACCGGCCCAGAAAGCAAAACGCCGGCGTGCTTTCTGGGTTTTCTTCAGCACAGCTTCGGACTGAAAAACCGCACCGGTCACTTTGAATTCTGCGATGGGCTCATTCATGTTGTCACCTCATATTCATTGTGAATGACGGTCACCAAGACACGAGTTTTCTTTAATGCATCGTAGCTATAGGTCGTATTCAGAGTTGACAGTTTCCAGCTGGCTCCATCCTGTTTGCGTCGGTCCAGGTAGTCTCGAACCTCTCTCGGCTTCGCAAGCTTTCCAATGATCTGGTCCAAAGTCAGACTTACTGGAGCTGGTTGCATGACAGCCACATCAACCGTGAACATGATTTTGTTGCCGCGTCTGTTATTAACTTCCGTGACTTCATCCCGGGGCAATACAATCGCCTTCAAGGCAGTTACGTTCTGCAGCGCATCATCAATCGTGTATTCAACAGTTGAAACGAAATCGCCATCGAACTCAGTATTGAGTTCTGTAGCGATCGCCTTTGCAATTGTGTCAACACTACTCATGATTCACCCACGAATTTTGTATGTACCCGCAACATGGTTTTCGTGATCTCTTCCGTGTATCGCCAGTGCTTTTCGTCACCGTCCATCGGCAGCACTTTGTAGGTAAATGTTTTTGCTCCAACCGTGTGCTTGATTAGATCCCCGATTTCAGGAAGAACCGTTACATCGTCAAGCACCAAGTCGGCCGCTGTGATCAACCAGTCAACGCTGGTATTGGTGACAGTGAAACCGTCTGTGTCCTGGACGTCCTGTTCTGTCTCTCCGATCGATGCTGAGATCGGAACAGAAGCAGTTTCCCGCCAGTACACAACTGATTCAGCGGCATGGGCTTTGGTTTTAGCCGCCACCCACAGCGCTGTTTTCCTCAACAGATTAGTGGACATTCGGCGTTAGTCTCACCTTGCAAGTGGTGTCAGCGGATAGCTGGTCACCAACGAACACACCACGCAAAGTGGAATCGGTGGCGGATTCTTGCCAACCAGATCCGTCATCTTTGCGATAGGCTTTTTTGCCGTCTGTGGTGGCGGCTCCGGCGATCTTGGTGACTTCCCAGACGCCTTCCGTGTCAATCGCCCCCAACTGGTTAGCAGCCAGATCAGAGGGCACAACGCCGAACGTGTCCTCAACAACAACTTCAGTTCCAGCAGACGTATCAGCGACCGGTGTATAGTCGAGATAGCGTCCTTCCTGAACGAATTTAGCCATGATATTTAACCTCAAATAAAAGAATGATATTTCAGTATGAATATTTCCCAGGAAATATTTGGTCGACTCTTCAGACGTTTATGCGCCGTCTGATTTGTTTGCTGTTTTGGGATCTACGAAAGCAGTTCCGAAGTCCCAGAAACTACGCCAGTCCATCCCCAGAGTATGAAAATCACCCTGGCCACCCTCGATTGTCGGACGACGTTTCCCCTGCAGATAGGCAATCTGTATTGCAGGAGCACTCTCTGGATTCCCAAACAGATACCAACCGGTCGTGCTGTTATTAGGAATAGAAGCGTTACTCAACCAGGGACTCGAAACAGCCTCAAATTTACCGGCGTGCGGATTTCGATTTGTTTTTGGCTTGTTAGCCGTGGTTGTTTCGTTAATCTTGGTTTCGATGTAAAGGTCCTCTGCTGTTACTTTCAGAGCAGTCGGACACAACAGGATTTCCGGGGCGATACTGATAGGGGTTTTATTGGCATCGACTTGAGCCAGAAAAGCCGCTTCAGCTGCAGTCAGTGCTTCGATACTGAGAGCAGATCCAGCCCCGGTCTGAAGGTTTTTGTTGTCGGCATGGAAAAAGTTTCCAGCGTTGCTTAACAGAAGTGTGTAAACAGCCCTTTGAAGAGCAGTTGAAGCACCTCGACCAAAGACACCGACGATATCTTTAAACGCTCCCAGGTCGTCATTGATCATGTCCTCGCGAGTCAGTGAGATCATACGAGCCTTGGTTTTTACCTTGTTTGTATAGGTGTCTTCAGACATGCTTCCATGTTTGATTTCACCATTCTTCCCTAAGTCAACCAACTCACCGTCTGCAGTCACACGATGACGCGTGTGAATCTTGAAATCTACATGATCCGTCTGATTGCAGAACTTAGAGACGACATTGACAACTGAGTTATAAGATTTCATCAGATGCTTGTTTGCAATGTTGCCCAAAGTGCTGGACAGGGACAGTGTTGATGTACCGCCTGCACGAATCATCGCGTCTGCATTGAGGGCAGCTTCGATCATCGTGTCAGTCACGCGGCCATTGCCTGCATGCCCTCCAGTCGCCTCAATCACATTAACCAGCAGAGTTCGCAGACTGACTTCCCGGCTGCTTTCGATAGCAGCGTTCATAGTCCGTTCGTCATACTGGTCGCCCGCTTCTGATTCCGTCAGAAAACCGCTGTTCATACAGAGAGCAGCTTCAATCACAGTGGCTTCAGATGGTGCATCTTTAGCATTTGATTTTCGTGGCTTCGGCCGTGAAGCCCGGAGCATTGCCAACTCTGTTTTTTCAAGAGACCATTTTTCATCGATCGCCTGAGCAGCAATTTCAGTATTTCCATCACAGAGTTCATTGATGGCTGAGATCCTTTTCATCTCATTTGTAGCATCAGCCCGAATCTGCCCCAGGTACTCCTCTGACTGAGCAGTCAAAGCAGCTGCTGAATCAATTTCATCTCCTTTTTTCTTTTCGATGGAATCAGTCTTGTTCGCCTGGGCTGCGTCAAACTTTGCTTGCAGGTCTTTCAACTGATCGTCGGAAAAGTCATGATCATCGCCAAATGTGGCTTGAATCCATTTCTCAAACTCATTCATTTCATAAACTCCTGATTTAGCGACCGAGGCCGCGAGTCGTACTTCTGTATCATCATCCGCTCCCAATGAAACGAACGAGATCTCCTTTAATTTCGACCGTCGTGCAACAAGCACCGGCCCGCTAAACGTTTGGTAGTTGACTGTTACTTTTTTCCCGGAAGCAACAAATTCCATCTCTTCTGGTTTTGCGCCAATCGATGTCTGCCATGGGAATCCGTCTTTGGCGGCATCTAAAACCTCTTTCGTGTCCTGGTTGTTTCCAGACAGAACACCAGAGGCATCCAGTTTTCGATAGTCATTACTGATGTCGACCGTATGGCCGATATTGCGGGATGAATCATGATCCCGGAGAACTGGGCGTGATTTTGCTGTGACATCCAGCCCCTTCAGGTCAACAATCACCGGATACTTAAATCCGACATTCAGTTTCCCACCGTTGTAAAACCGCGTATCAAAAGTGGCTGGTTTCTTTGGATCGTCAGCAGCTTTGATTTCTGGAGGGTTGACGTCGGTCGCTTCGATATAGAAGTCTTTCAGAAACTCACTTCCGGAAGCAGTAATGAAGGAATCATTCTTCCTGGTCTTCATTTTCTTCATCTTCCGATTCTTCCGGCGCGTCTGTTTCTGTTGACGGTTTGCCATGGTCCATTACCCCCTCGGTATTGATGTTGTTGTCGCGAATGAATTTCTGTTCTTCCGCATATTGCATGAGCTCAACACGCCAATCTTTGTTCTCTTTGGCGTATTCGGCTTTATATGTAGTGGTTTTGTTTTCCAGCTTTGTTTTCTGTGCGTTGGCTGCTTTTTGTGGATCTACATGCTCTGTGCCATCCCAGTACCAGGTATAATCTTCTAGCTGGTCCAGCGATTCGTAATTTGCGAAGAACGTTGCAATATCACCTCGAATTTCATCAGGTGCTGTGCTGGACCAGTAGGGGTCTTCATCCCAGGCCATTGACGCCTCGATCAGCCATTCATCCAGCACAGGCTCCATGGCTGATTCTTCAACTCGATTCGTTTCAATACGCAATGATTTGAAATAGGTCTGATGATCCATTCGGCCTGATGCGTAGTTGTAATCCGATGAATTGCCGGCGGCGATGTTGAACGGCATGTTGAGGCAACGGGCAATTTCATTGATGATTGCATCTTTGAACATTGAGTAATTTGTGACCGGCTGTTCCGGTTTAAATTGCCGCATGTCGTACCCTTCTGGTAGGAACAGCAGCATATTCCGTTCGATGTCGATGATATCCATCGGCTCGACATCTTCATCCGGATTGACATGTGGACCGGTACTTGTAGCCACTCCTGCGAGGTCAGCAGCGGTTTCAGCCGCTGAAATCACGGCAAGCGAATAGCGTCGCAGGTGAGCAAACAGCGGTAGTGCAGTGGCAATTTCGCAAATGCCCCGCTTCTGCTGCGATCGCTCCTCGTCAAACAGGTGGACAACATAACGCGCAGGAACAGATTCATAATCCAGTGTGCTGTTGACCGATGAACTGCTCAGAACATTATCTTTAACGACGTCATAACGAACCGGATTGTCGTATTCGTCAAAGTGAATCCCATCAACAGAATTATCGTCTGTCATGTCGTAACTGTAGTCTGGAGAGGTCACCTGTTCTGCCGGCAGTGGATTCAACGCCAGCTTAACAGCATGTTTCACCTTCGGATTGGTCACCAGCAGTCCGAAGCCTTCACCATCAATCACCTTTGACATCTTGATCGTGTGGAGTTTTCGCGCAAGCTTGACGCGTCGACTCCATTTATAGAACTCGGATTCCAACCAGGCATCAACCTTGATGTTTCCCGTCCGAATCTGAAGACGTGGACCAGTGCCGATCGTATCATTGGCATAGGTCCGAACGATTCCTTTTGCATAGGAATTCGCTTCCAGAACTTCATAGCGAGCACGATTTCGGAGAGTTCGCCTGACGTGCGGGTTGGTCGCTTCGTGAACGCTCAATCCATCTGCAAGTGCCCAGTGCTTTTGATTATGCACCGTCGTTTGAGCAGCATCATAGCGAGCATTCACCGCCATCGCATTATTGCGCAGACGTCGACGGGGACGCTGTACTGGCGTGCTAAGAGGTCTGCCATGATGATCCACTAAAACTGGGGTAATCACTCAAGGGGCTCCAGGGTGACGTAACTGAGTGAATGCGATCCCTCGCGTTTTCTTTTTGGCAGCTTCCTTTGCTGCCAGGTATTTATCAGCTTCGATCTGCTCTTTGAGGGAATGTTGAGTGAAAGACTGGCCGTCAACAGTTCCTGACTTCGGTTCTTGTGCCGCGTCTTCAATCTGCTGTGATAAATCCGCCATCATTCACCTCGGAGAAAGACCAAATAAAAAACCGAACTAGGGCGAGCCAAATAAAAAAGGCCACGCGGGGATTGCGGCCCCGCATGGCCTTTGAGTTTCAGCTGGTTTCATCCGAGATGATCAAGTCTCGAATGTCGCCCGTTGTCCGGTTGTTGGTTTTATTATTAATCAAAGACTCATCTGAACAATACTTGTTTCCACAAAAACAAAACATTTTTTTCAGAAACGGCCATATATGACCCAGATCGGAAGAGCACAC